AAGGCAGACCCTGGGCCCCATAATAGTAGCGTAATATAATAGCATTTTTTGATAAATATAATATGTCCAAGACGTTGTTGTTTTGGATTTATGCGGTCCCCGCCGCGTATCGGCTAGAACCCGACATTATAGGAGAAAAACAATGGGTCGTCCATTAAAAATCGCAAAAGCACAAGCAGTTGTCACATTAACTGCTACAAACGGAACTACTGAAGTAGTTACAACAAACGCAAACTTTACTAACCTAGGCATTATTGCTGGTATGCCATTCATTCCAGCAAGTAGCGTAGGTAATCTAGTAGCCGGTACAACATACTGGATTCTAGAAGTATTGAACGCAGGAAACAATAGCACTTTCACAGTTTCAGAAACACAGTTGTCAGCAAACCCAACATACACTAAGTTCAACTTAGGTACTACTGCTGCACAATCTGTGGCACTATCAGTTGGTGTTGTTGATGCATATTTCAACAATCCAAACGGTGGCGCAGGCTATCCAGCAACAAACGCAAACACTTACTCAGTAGTTGGTGGTAATACAGCAATCTATGGTAGTCAAGTTCTTTGCCAAGTTGCATTAGGTGTAGCAGGCACAGGCACACTAGTTGTAGAAAATGGTAACACCACTGTAACAGGTACTTCAACTATATTCTCAACTGAATTATCAGCAGGATCAGTATTAACTACTAGTGAAGGCGTTTTGATTGGGTTTGTTGACTCAATCACTAGCAATACTGAACTAGAGTTAGATAGTGCTGCAACTGAAGATTATACAGATATTAGTTTCGTTTACGCAGATAACGAAGCAGGTTATATCGTTCGTCAGAAGGGTAAGCAAAAGTATCTAGTTCAAGGTACAACTTCAGGTCTAGTAGGTGCATGTTATACAGCAAATTTAGCAAACGCAGCATTGTTACCAAACACAATGTCAATCATTGCTACATATGCTAACGCAGCAACTACATTGGTACAATCATTGAGTGATCATACTGTTGAAATCTTTACAGCAACATCTGGCGAGACAGCATTGCCAAATGAAACTGCAAATATCAATAACAGTAGCCCAGCATTTGGCACATTTAATACTGCCTATGCTGCCGACACTTATGGTGGTCAGCCATACCCAATCGTAACAATCAACCAGGCTTGATAAGGAAACACAGAGATGCCAGCATCAGCACGTTTATCTAAAATTAAGCAGGCCGAAACTGACATCGCCGTGCTACAAGTCCAAGTTACTAACCTCGACGAGAAAGTCGAAGAGGTTAAAGTTGATATTAGAGATTTGAGACATGCAATAGAGAAGGGGTCTGAAGATACTTTAAATCAAATTAAAGAACTTCAGGCCTCTAACTCTGACAGTCATGAAAAACTAGCAGAAAGAGTTGCTGCGTTAGATAAATTGCGTTGGATGTTATTAGGCGCCGCCGCAGTAGGTGGTGCTATGGGTTATGAAACATTTCAAATGCTCATAACTAATTTTTTTCAATAAGTAAATTTAATTTTTCTTGAACAACATCAATATTCACAGTGCTGAATAATCCTGGGTGTAATGGACGTGGATATTGCCCATCTCCGACCCAAGCATAACCACTATGCTCTTCATTTAATAATGGTTTAAATTCTTCATTAACTGCGCAAAAGAAAGTATGGTATGTAAAATTTCCATTCACAAATTTTTGTATTGGAATAAGTTTTGCATTAGTTGGCCAATAACTAGTTTCTTCTAAACACTCGCGTTTAAGTCCCTCTAGTAGTGTTTCATCTCCATTGATCTTACCACCTGGAATACTCCAAACGTAATTTTTATCATCATTTCTAAAAAGATATAAGAAACGTTTTGTTGAAGTGCAATAATAGAAAACACCGCAGGCTGTATTATAACTCATATAACTATGCTGTAGTCCCCTGCTTCATACCAACCTTCATAACTCTTCATCCATTGACCTTCTTCTTGTACATATCTATATTGTACATTATTTGCAAGGTTTGTTACATACTCAACATCACCGTCTGGTAATTCACTTGCATCGAAAGCAACTTCCCAACTCATGGTACCTGCGTTAAATTGAATTATATCATTAGCATTAGCCACTAGGCTTCCCCAAGTAGTTGTAGTCGTATCTTCATTTCCAATATCTTCTACTATCAAATATCTACGGCCATTAACTGGTCCAGGCAATCCTGCATTAGGACCGACTACTAATGGATTAATAACTCCGTTAACTGCTGCCAATGTATTCTGTGGTAGTGTATCACTATCTACTTGATATATTAATATTCTATCGTCTAAGGGATCGGGTACTATAGTACCTACGATTTCATTATCCATATATGGATTTTGTAACCATATTTGACTTATACCTGGTTTCCATTTACCGTATACGTTTAATAATGCTGTCCAATATAAATCAGTGTTTGGTGGTGGGGGCATTTCAAAAGTATCATTACTTGGGTAGAATGGTTCATCCTGTGGAATTAGTTGTAGTGTACCACCTTGATATAATACCTTATATCCATACGGTGTAATCTTTTGTCTTGTGCCTAGTAGCAGATCATCGTCCTGTATATCTAATAATGATTTGCCTTTGAATATACTTGCAATAACTTTGTTGATGACACCCATCTTCTTGAGTTTGCTACTAGTGCTTATCCATATAGGCATATAGAATTTCCAACTCATCACATCGATTGGATTACCTGTACCTACTGGAATGCTACGTGAACTAAATGTCAATCCATCTTGGAATACAACACTTAATGAAGTCCAATCAATAAAGTTATCTGTGCTTTGTATTTCTAATGCAGGATTAAACAACGTACCTAATTGTTCAATCAACTGCAATTTTTGATTGTAATTTGTAGTCCAAAAATCTACTTGAACACGTAATGTGTATGGCACAGGCATCAAGCGTTCTACTGTAAATGCCTGACCTTGCGTTGTTTCATAATTTTCTGTATCTTTATTATAAGCACGTTGACGTACATTAATTCTATCTACGAAAGTAGGATCTTGTGTGCGGCGCTGATCATATTCAAGACCAGTAATATAATACGTAATTAGTGGTGCGCTTGGTAAATTACTTGCGCTATTTTTTGCTATAATTGTGCTTGCTTGTCTACTCTGATCACCATACATAATAGGCACGCGAACTAATATATCGTTACCATTGGGATCCTTACCCTTAGTCACATACCAGTTACTAAAGATTTTAGCAAATTGCAATAAGAATCTGCGTATCTGATTATCGTAAAAAAATTGTGCCATACTTTACTCTATAGGTGGTATGGGCGGCTCTGGTAAGTCTAATATTTGACTTAATGGTTGTGCCTCAGGTACCAACTCTTGTTGATTATTTAAGTATATTTCACCTTCATTATTAATAAAGCCTGAAATTTGTGATCTATCGCTGGCTGTAAAGCCTGTGTCTGTTCTTACGTTAGCACTAATTCTTACCCATAATTGACCATCCCATCTAAACAATAATTGTGGGAAGTAATCTATGCGTAAGAAATAATCGCCAACTTGAGGATTTTGTGGAAACGAAATACCTGCACCTGTTGGTTCACCGTTAGGGGCTTCGCCGGTACCATCAAGATAACCTGTTGTATATCCAAATGTTCTTGGACTTGCTCTCATAATATATTGGAAAGCAGGATCGCAGTCTGCACGATAGTCCATAGTTTGTGGACCATATGGTTCTGTACCAGTAAAGTTTGGTGCTACTGGATCTTGATCTGCGGTAGCATATGTATTGTCTGCTGTACCATATGGACCTGTTACAGGGCCCATAGGTGCTATGGTTAACATTTTATTCTTTTCTACTTGTCTTGAAGTGCCCACATCTTCAAGTGCAGGGGGTACATACTCACGTACTTGTAAACTTGCAGGATTACCTACACGAATTTTATCAACACTATCAGCAGTTAAATTCCAAATATTTTTTACAGTGCTTTTTGGTATTCGCAATCCTATGCTCTTTGTCTTATACTTAGGATTACTTATATACAATATAGTGCCTGTCGATGCTACATTGGGTGGACCGTCACTTGCCTGTATTACACCAGCAGGCGGAGCTGGTTGATCAAACTTATTAGACTTGACACCATTGGCTTCAAATACTCCATACGTAGGTACAATATAAAGTTTACTGCGGTCATAACCTGCGTTAGGTAGAATACGTTTTGCTTCTTCTAATTGAGCATTATTAATTTCAATATTTCTGTTGTAAGTAGCAAGTATATCTTTTAAGTTTTGTCCTGTATCTAATTGCCAGTATGTTGCATTAGGTGGACTGATGCCTGCAGGCACATCTGTAATGCTTATGTAATTCTTATCACCATAACTAATGACGTAACCAGGAGGATAAGTTTTGTTTTTATCCCAATCACCTAGATAGTTATCTTTATTGATTGGTTCTTTGAGTATGTTGCTAAACTCTTGGCTATCAACCATTGGTTCGCATTTGATGCGCCATAGATGTGGATACCAAGTTTGACTAAATCCTTCACTTGCAAAGTTTGCATCTGTAATTTGATAGAAACGTTTTAGTGCAACTGGTATGGTTTCTTTCAATGGGTTATAATCAAGCAAGTGCGGTAGTTCAAGAACGTCGCCCACCATAAGTTTTCGTCCAACGATATCGATCATATCGTTGTAGTGAACGGTTATGAAAATTATGTCATTATTCAAGAATAAGCCAAATTGGCTTAGATCGAAATCAAGGTTCTGTACATTATAATGACCACGCAAACGATAAATGTCAGGATCGTACTTACGATCACGATTTTCTAAAAATAGTAAATCTTGTATTTGATTTGGATCTGGGCTTACATATTGTGGTTGAGTAAAGTCAACACTTGGTGTCTGTGCGTCAGGACCCAAATACTTGTGAATATATAAATCTGTGCCACCAACTGTTAGCATTTCGGATATCGTTCTATCCATAAATCTGTAGTCGTTTTGTTTAGTAGGGGTATATAAGGACAGTTTAGGCATATAGTATTTAGTTTAAAATCAAGCACTTACATAGGCTTGACTCTATTTTAATAAGGCATTATAATATATAAGTTAATCTGTACTTACGGAGTTGTTATGGTAAAGCACAAAGTAGAAATCAGAGAGTTGAAGCCCAAAGACTTTGACTTGAAGCATATCGGTCCTGAGCCCACTTTCAACACTGATATGGTGGTGACGGATTGGGATCTTGCTAGGGCGTTCAATTGGTATAATCACTTTTACGATAACAAGGACGCTAAAGAATTCATCGCCCAATATCTGGATGTTGCGGGCAAGCAACAAGTTGCCAAAAGCATACGCCGTGTCAATGATAGGCATGTCAAGACCACTTATGGTTGGTTAGCACGATGCATTCTGAGGGGAAGTGTCGTGTCAAACGACACTTTGAGCAAACTTCAGAGTGAGGTTGATCGTCTTGTGTCGTTCACAACCCTTGATACGACTGACGAGGACGCCCCTGTCAGCAATCGCCCCAACGTGCAGGAGATCATGCGTGAGCGTACTCTTGCTGTCGGTGGTGAACTTGAGGGTCTGTGGGATGACTATCTGAAGAATGGTGCTGGTAAAGAAGGCATCAAGGCAATGGACTTGTTGTCACAAAGCAACATTCTCCCGCAGCACGTACCTATGTTGGTCAGTGCTTGGCAATCTAAGTTGGATGAGTACAACGAGGTTTCTGAAGGCAGTGATGAGCAATTAAACGAGGCGTATGATCGTTTTGGCAAGATTCAGTTGCGCAACATTATTAGCACGATTGAAACTGTCATCGCCGATCTCAATGCGTATATCGGTATGAAGAAGGCAGGCAAGAAGCAACGTGCTAAGAAGCCTGTACCGGTCGAGAAGATTGTCAAGCGTCTCAAGTATCTCAAGAACTTCAAGTTGGAGAAACTTGAACTTGAGAGTGTAAGCCCAACTAAAC